CCCCGTCGTAAGTCATCCATATAATTTTATGGACTGATGTACCGCTAGGGGGTTCTAAATCGTATTCAAATATATTCTTTACTGTAGAAACAGGATCTAACTCTTGTTGATAGACTTCTGTTTTTTCGCACAGTTCTATTACAGCCGCTCGAATGTTTTGCTCTATAAGGGTATCAGTGCATCCCGGTACTACTGGGATGATTTCAGAAAGCAACGACTCATAAGAAGCCACTAGTTAATTACCTCTGAGCTTGTTGAGAAGGTAAAGTAACACTACTCGCCACATCAACATTCGGTGAAGTAATCGCGTCTATCTGAGCTTTACCTGTAATTGAATTAGTAAAAAGATTATAGTGAGTAGCTGCTCTGGAAGCGTTACCTGCGTACTCTGCATCTTTTAAATATGCTCGATACAAAACGTAATCAGCGACTGCATTAGCAAAAATATCAGGTATATCTAAGTTACCGTTCTGTGCAACAGTAGAAGGATTTGCTGAGTAAACTATCTCAGCGTATGCATTACCTGCGACACCCGGATACACATAAAAAACACGGGGGTTCTGCTCGTCGTAAACGTAATGTTTAACAACAGTAGTGTGCGCTGCATCCGTACCAGCTGACGCAGAAGCGTTATGCCAGTTAGGAGTTTGAGCATCTAGTACCTCACCAGAAACTAACCTGATCGCCCTACCACCTGTAGCACCACCAGAAGTATCAGACATATTTCTAACCAGTGCTAAGAGTCGGTTACCTGCAGCTGGTATAG